AAAAAAGTTTACTGATCGGGAAGAATGTAAAAAAATGTGTAGTTAATTACACAAAAATTACCGAACGGGGCATTTTGTAAGAAAAGGTTTAAAATTACTAAGTTCTTATTCACGTGAGGACACGGGGGGCATAGTATTTTTCGCTTCGCATGCTTAGGGCTATTGCCTCCCACCTAGTTTGTTGTGTTATAGTTCACAAAACTGGAGCGCAACTACTTTTGCATCACGCCCTGCAATGACAATTAATATTGAGCCTACCAAGGACATTTCTCCTCCGTATGACACGGCGGATGTAGAGACGTCGTCTTTTGCGGAAGAACTTGCAGTAGTTGCCAACACCCAAGATCTCTTAGATCGGCTAGGTCCGCCACCTGAGATTACTCAAGAAGATGCAGTAAAAACGGCAAGCCTTCTAGATAAAGCCGTAAAGACTCAGAACAAAGCCGCCCTATCCAGTCCACCCGTTGCATTTGCTGCACGAGAATTTCTGCGTGTATATAGCGGACGTATAGCAGCTGAGATGAGCGACGTTCGTGCGGCGCTTACCAATAAGCTACTAGAGCTAGCAAACTGTGGGGACCCTCGGTTTGAACTTAAAGCCCTAGAGTTACTGGGCAAACATTCAGATATAGCCTTATTTACAGAACGTTCCGAAGTAACCGTGACATATAAGAACAGCAATGATTTAGAAGAGGCTATTAAAGAGCGGGTTAAGCGCCTACTGAATGCCAGAGATGTTACCCCCGAGAATGATGCCATGAGTAATCTGGACGATGCGCTGGGTATAGTAGATATGGGTACGCCAGTAGAGGTAAACGCAGAAGCGACGGTAGACGAATTTGAAGGCAAAAAGTGAGGGCTAATTAAAAATAAATATGAGTAGCCTCCTAGACACCATATCCCTTAGAGATATACCCAAGATTCTTCCCTTGCTCTCAGAAGCCGAGCAACTAAAGCTGGCAGAAGACTTAGAGCAGTTAGAGAAACTTCAAAATAAAGAGTTAGCCCAAGTACGGTTCATGGCATTCGTGAAGAAAGTCTGGCCTGTGTTCATAGAAGGTCGCCACCACAAAGAGATGGCAGCCGCATTCGAGGAGGTAGCAAATGGCACGTGTAAGAGACTTATTATCAATATGCCGCCTAGGCATACAAAATCTGAATTTGCTAGTTATCTCCTCCCTGCTTGGTTTTTGGGCAAATATCCTCAGAAAAAGGTTATTCAAACCTCCCATACCGCTGAGCTCGCTGTGGGCTTTGGACGTAAAGTCCGTAACTTGGTCGACTCAGACATATACAAGTCAATATTTCCTGGAGTTGGACTCCAAGCAGACTCAAAGGCTGCAGGTCGCTGGGCGACTAATAGAGGCGGAGACTACTTTGCTATCGGTGTTGGTGGAGCGGTCACTGGTAAAGGCGCGGATATTCTCATTATTGACGACCCACACTCGGAACAAGAAGCCGCACTAAGCGAAACTAATCCAGAAATCTACGATAAAACGTACGAATGGTACACATCTGGTCCACGGCAGCGTCTCCAGCCAGGCGGCGCGATCATTATTGTGATGACACGGTGGTCTAAGAAGGACTTAACAGGTCAAGTTATTAAAGCTGACGCCCAAAGAGAGGGCGAAGGGTGGAAAGTCATTGAGTTTCCAGCTATTTTTGATGACGGAGAGCCACTTTGGCCTGAGTTTTGGCCCATAGAACAGCTTTTAGCCTTAAAAAACGAACTTCCATCAGGTAAATGGCAGGCTCAGTACATGCAGGCGCCAACAAGCGACGTCTCGGCAATCATTAAACGGGAATGGTGGCAGATTTGGGATCAAGAGGACCCTCCTAGCTGTGAGTTTCTCATTCAATCCTGGGATACGGCGTTCTTAAAGACCGAGCGGAGTGACTATTCAGCCTGTACAACGTGGGGTGTGTTCTATAGAGACAATGCGGTGGGCATTCCTAGCGCTAATATCATCTTATTAAACTGCTTTAAACGCCGAATGGAGTTTCCTGAGCTTAAACAAAAGGCGTATGAGCAGTGGAGAGAGTGGGAGCCTGATGCTCTTATTGTTGAAGCTAAAGCTTCTGGTGCTCCGTTAGTATTTGAGCTACGGGCAATGGGTATCCCTGTCCAAGAGTTCACACCAAGCAAGGGCAATGACAAGATTGCGCGTCTAAATGCAGTTGCAGACATATTTGCATCTGGAAGAGTCTGGGTTCCCCCAACACACTGGGCGGAAGAGTTAGTTGAAGAAGTAGCAAGCTTTCCTAGTGGTGAGCACGACGACTTAGTGGACAGTATGTCTCAAGCCCTGTTAAGATTCAGACGTGGCGGCTTTGTGCAGTTAGATTCTGATTATGAAGACGAGCCAGCGGCATTCAAGTCCCGTAGGCACAAAGGGTATTACAACGTATAAGGCAAAATTATGGCAATTGAAAAAGGTTTATATCAAGCACCGTTAGGCATGGATCAATTAGCCATGGAAGAAGAACCTATAGAGATTGCTATCGAAGACCCTGAGTCAGTTGAGATTGGTATCGGACCTTTAAGTATTCGCATTGAGCCAAACGAAGAGTCTGAAGAGGACTTTTCCGCAAACCTAGCGGAATACATGAGTGAGCAAGACCTTCAGTCCTTAGCATCAGACCTTATTAGTGACTTTGATGATGACATCTCTTCTCGTAGAGATTGGATGCAGACTTATGTTGATGGTTTAGAACTACTCGGCATGAAGATTGAAGAACGTACTGAACCATGGGAAGGCGCTTGCGGTGTGTACCATCCGCTTCTCTCTGAGGCTTTAGTAAAGTTTCAGTCAGAGACCATGATGGAAACGTTTCCAGCAGCAGGCCCAGTTAAGATTGAGATCATTGGTCGTGAAACGACAGAAAAGAAAGATGCGGCAGAACGTGTCAAAGAAGACATGAACCATCAACTTACAGATGTGATGAAGGAGTACAGACCTGAGCATGAACGCATGCTTTGGGGCTTGGGTCTTTCAGGTAACGCGTTTAAAAAAGTCTATTACGATCCAAATTTAGAGCGTCAAGCATCTATATTTGTACCCGCAGAAGACATCGTTGTTCCTTATGGTGCTAGCAACATTGAAACTTCTGAACGTGTTACACACGTGATGCGTAAGACCAAGAACGAGTTAATTCGATTGCAAGTAGCTGGCTTTTATTGCGACGTTGACTTAGGCGACCCAGTTAATTCGCTTGATGAAGTAGAAAAGAAGATTGCGGAAAAGATGGGCTTTAGAGCTACGTCGGATGATCGCTTCAAACTTCTTGAGATGCACGTTAACTTAGACCTTCCTGGTCACGAGCATAAAGATGATGATGGTAAACCAACAGGTATCGCCCTTCCTTATGTGGTAACTATTGAAAAAGGAACAAGTAATGTTCTTGCGATTAGACGAAATTATCAACCAGATGATAAAACGCATGCAAAGCGCCAGCACTTTGTACACTACGGATATATACCTGGCTTTGGTTTCTATTGTTTTGGCCTTATCCATCTCATTGGGGCTTTTGCTAAGTCTGGTACTAGTATTCTTCGGCAACTAGTTGATGCAGGTACTCTTTCCAATCTTCCTGGTGGGTTTAAGACTCGAGGCTTACGTATAAAAGGTGACGACACTCCTATAGCTCCAGGAGAATTCCGTGACGTAGACGTCCCAAGCGGAACAATGCGGGATAACATTTTGCCTCTTCCATATAAAGAGCCAAGTCAAACTTTATATATGTTAATGAATCAAATCATTGACGAAGGTCGCCGCTTTGCAGCAGCTGCGGATATGAAGATTAGCGACATGTCTTCTAATTCGCCAGTGGGAACCACGCTTGCAATATTAGAAAGAACATTAAAAGTAATGAGTGCGGTACAAGCTCGTATCCACTATGCAATGAAGCAAGAGTTCCGTCTTTTAAAGAAGATTATTGCGGACTACACCCCTGAGGAATATACCTACGAGCCTATCGAAGGTAGCCGTAGAGCTAAGAAGTCTGACTATGACCAAGTAAACGTCATACCAGTAAGTGACCCTAATGCGGCAACTATGTCGCAAAAAGTAGTGCAGTATCAAGCGGCTTTGCAATTAGCCCAAACAGCACCGCAGTTATATAATTTACCGTTATTACATCGACAGATGTTAGATATATTAGGAATTAAAAATTACACAAAATTAGTGCCAACTAGCGATGACAAAAAACCTGTTGATCCTGTAACAGAGAATCAAAACATATTGATGATGAAACCCGTAAAGGCTTTTTTGTATCAAGATCATCAAGCGCATATTGCAGTACACATGTCAGCTATGCAAGATCCAAAGATCATGCAGTTAGTTAGTCAGAACCCAATGGCACAACAGCTTCAAGCCGCCATGATGGCTCATATTAATGAGCATATTGGTTACGAGTATCGCAAACAGATGGAAATGCGTATGGGCATGGAGCTTCCACCTGATAATGAACAATACGAAGAAGAAGGCATTCCAGAACATATGGAAGTCAGAATCTCGCAACTCGCTGCTCAAGCAGCGCAACAAATGTTGCAGCAGAACCAACAAGAGGCTCAAGCTCAACAAAACGCCCAAGCGGCGCAAGACCCACTGGTTCAAATGCAACAGATGGAATTACAAATTAAACAAGCAGAGTTACAACTTAAGCAACAAAAACTTCAGGTTGATGCTGCAGCTAAAGAAGATCAACTTCAAATAGAACGTGATCGAATAGAGTCGCAAAAAGAAATTGCAGGGATGCAAGCTGGGGTCAAAATAGCCAAGGATAAAGCCGACCTTGAAGCTAAGATGGAGTTGGAAGGTTTAAAAATTGGCACAGACATCGCCTATAAAAAGGCGCAATTAAACGTACCGAAAGGGACGCAAAAGAAAGGTGATTGATGGACAAAACGCTTGAAGTATTGCTTAAGCAGTACAAAGATAAGCGCAACCAAATAGCTGATGCCGTTTCCAGTGGCGCAGCTAAGGATTACGCAGAGTATCGCGCACTTTGTGGTGAGGTTCGGGGACTACTCACTGCCGAGTTATATTTATTAGACCTTGCAAAAAATCTGGAGAACTCGGATGACTAATGTCATTGATTTAGAAAAAGCAGTAGATTTAAGCGTAGTGCTTAATAAAGAAGCAGAAGAAAGAGCCAAACAACTCCCTATACCTCAAGGGTATAGAATACTTTGCGCAATTCCAGAAGCAGAAGAAGCTTTCGATAGCGGGATTATTAAGTCCGATGAGACCCGCAGGCATGATGAGTTATTGACTACGGTTTTATTTGTAGTTGATATAGGTCCAGATTGCTATCAAGATAAAACTAGGTTTCCTAACGGTCCTTGGTGTAAAAAAGGCGATTTTATTTTGGTGCGTCCAAATGCTGGTACCCGTCTAGTAATCCATGACAGGGAATTCCGCATTATTAACGACGACTCGGTGGAAGCTGTAATTCAAGATCCTCGTGGAATTAAACGTAAATTTATTTAGGAGATAAACCATGGCTGAAATTCAAAAAGACGACTATAAATTCCCTCACGAAGCAGAGGAAACTAAGGGTAAACCCGTAGATACAGAAGAAGCATTTGAGATTGAGGTAGAAGACGACACTCCAACAGAAGATCGTAAAGCAGAGCCTTTACCTGATGAGATAAAAAAAGAACTTGATGACGATAACCTTATGGATTATTCCAATAGGGTGAAAATGCGTCTTGAGCAAATGAAAAAGGCTTGGCACGACGAACGTCGAGTTAAAGAAGCGGCAGAAAGAGAAAAAGACGAAGCAGTTCGATTCGCGCAACAAATTTCTCAAGAGAATCAAAGACTTAAGAAACAATATAGTGCTGGTGAAAAGACTTATATTGAAACTGTACAAAATGCCGCTGATACAGAAGTAGAGATGGCAAAACGAGTCTACCGTGACGCCTATGACTCGGGAGATTCAGATCGCATTGTTGAGGCTCAACAAAAACTTACTGAAGCTAGCTTAAAACAAGATAGAGCTAAAAACTTTAGGCCCTCTTTACAAACTGAAGAAGATGAGGTACAAATACCACAACAAACGACTCAGACTCAAGACAGTCCAAAAATTGACCCGCTAACTTCCAAGTGGCTTGAAAGAAATACTTGGTACGGGCCTGATGAAGAGATGACTGCTTTGGCTCTAGGTACGCATGCAAAGCTTGAAAAAGAATTTGGTAAAGGTTATATTGGTAGCGAAGAGTATTTCAAACGTATAGATAACACTATGCGCAAAAGATTTCCTGAGAATTTTTTGGACGAATTAGAAGTAGAAACGCAGGTTGGGGGCGACAAGCCTAATCAGCGCACTGAAGCTAGATCGGCACCAGTAGTAGCACCAGCAACGCGTAGCACGGCGTCAAAAAGAATTGTGCTAAAAGCAAGTCAAGTGGCGTTAGCCAAAAAACTTGGATTGACCCCTGAGCAGTATGCTCGTGAAATGCAAAAACTGGAGGCTTAAAATGGCAACAAACAAACTTGCTCGCGAATTAGATACCCGTGCAACAAGCGAACGTCCTACGCAGTGGGCGCCAGCAGAATTGCTCCCTGAGCCTGATAAACAGGCTGGGTATGCGTATAGATGGATTCGTACTTCAACGTTGAATCAGGCGGACCCCCGTAATCTCTCTGGGAAACTAAGAGAAGGCTGGGAACCTGTAGCAATTGAAGAACAACCCCAGTTTCAACTGCTAGTTGATCCCAATAGTCGCTTTAAGGACAATATTGAGATTGGCGGGTTATTGCTTTGCAAGACTCCAGAAGAATTTGTTGCTCAACGTAATTCACATTACCAAAAGCAAGCAGAAAATCAGATGGATGCTGTAGACAGTAGCCTCATGCGCCAAAGTGACCCGCGGATGCCGCTCTTTAAAGAGAGCAAGTCCACGACCACCTTTGGTAAAGGTTAATTTTAATTTAGGAGTTTAATATGGCTTATCCAACCGTAGACGCTCCGTATGGACTAAAACCAGTCAATTTGATTGGTGGTCAGGTCTTTGCGGGAGCAACCCGTCAGATGGAAATTGCAAGTGGCTATGCTACAAGCATTTTCTATGGCGATTTAGTAAAACGTATTTCTGATGGAACGATTGAGAAAGATACTGGCACAACTACAGCTACACCTTGCGGTGTATTTTTAGGTGTTAGTTTCACTAATTCTTCAACTGGGCAGGTACAGCAACAACAGTTCTACCCAGCAAGTCAGTCAATCAAATCTGGAACGAAGATTTTTGCAGTCGTTGCGGATGATCCTGACACATTGTTCCAAGTAGTTTCTTGTTCTTCAGGCACAACCGTGGCTGGAATGGGTATTTCTGCTATTGGTAATAACATTGCTCTAATTCAAAACTCTGGTTCTACCGTTACTGGTAACTCCAAAGTAGCGATTGATGAAGGAACACAAACTACTACTAATACTCTACCTATCCGCATTATTGATGTGGTAAGAGAAACAGCAACGGGCACTGACACATTTGTTGAGTTTATCGTCAAGATAAATGCGACTATGCATCAGTACAACAACTCAACTGGCGTTTAAGGAGCTTAGAAAATGGCTATTTCACGTGCACAACTACTGAAAGAGTTGCTTCCAGGCTTAAACGCTTTGTTTGGTTTGGAGTACGCAACGTATGGTGAACAACATAAAGAGATCTATGATACTGAGACCTCTGAGCGTTCGTTTGAAGAAGAAACAAAACTGTCTGGCTTCTCTGCTGCACCAGTCAAAAACGAAGGTTCTGCCATCGCTTATGACAATGCACAAGAGGCTTTCACAGCTCGCTATAACCACGAAACCATCGCCCTTGGCTTCTCTCTAACCGAAGAGGCAATCGAGGACAACTTGTATGACAGCCTATCCGCTCGTTATACCAAGGCATTGGCTCGTGCTATGGCATACACCAAGCAAACTAAGGCAGCTTCCGTTCTAAACAACGGTTTCTCTGCTGGTGTATATGCTGGTGGTGACGGTGTGGCTTTGTTTAGCACATCACACCCACTAGTCTCAGGCGGTGTAAACAGCAACACTCAATCAACCCCAGCCGACTTAAACGAGACTTCTTTGGAAGCCGCCGTTATTCAGATCGCTGCATGGACTGACGAGCGTGGCTTGTTGATCGCTGCTAAACCACGTAAGTTAATCGTTCCACCTGCACTCCAGTTCGTAGCTACCCGTCTCTTAGAGACACAGTTGCGTGTTGGTACTACAGACAACGACATTAACGCTATCGTAAACAATGGTTCGATCCCAGAAGGTTATACAGTTAATAACTACCTGACCGACACCAATGCTTACTTCCTCTGTACTGATGTTCCTAATGGCATGAAGCACTTTATTCGTTCCCCATTAGCAAACAGCATGGACGGAGACTTCGATACTGGTAACGTCCGTTACAAGTCTCGTGAGCGTTATTCCTTCGGATTCTCGGATCCACTA